CCGTCAACCGTTATTACTTGACCCGCAATCGAAATGTACGTGCCAGTGCCCGCCAGAGTGACTGCTGTGCTGTTGTCGGTTCCAGCAGCGTCTACGCCAAGCGCTGTCCTTGCTGCGGAGTTTGAGGATGCCTGAAGGAACGAATGAATATTTGCACTGACTGTGATGTCGCTCATGGCTGAATGTATTTGTTTGCTGAAGGTGTAAGATAAAAGTTATTACCGTTTGGTTGCAGATAAAACCCGCCTGGGATCTTGAAAACCTTGGTTATGCTAACGTCTGATTGAACAGCTGATGCTAGTTTTGATATCGATCTAACGCATAGACCTGTTCGCGATTCAGTAATTGATGATTTTTGAAGAGTAGTTTTCACGAGTCGTCGTATCTGCGCGAAATGTCCTGCCTGAACTCAATCCTGCGACGTAAAGTGGTTGCAACGTTACCAGCACCATCGACGATTTGAGCATCAAGATAATAGTCCTGTCCTACTGTTATAGAACTGCGAATTGATTCTGTTGCCAAGAATCCCACGGCTTTGCTATCGGCGGCAGTTATGGTAAATGAACTGGTGTTGATTTTAACTAATGCACTAGCATCCGCGTCGCTCGTAGCAGATTTCAAGGTAGCGTTAAAAACGTAATTGGTAAAATCAGTTATCAGATCGCCGGACGCGTTTCGTATATTCTCGTGAAGAATAGCAATCGTGTCACCGACGTCCCAAATTTCTCTTGTAATGCTCATGATATTTGTTCGTTCCGACGAGCGGTTATGATTTGAAATTCACGACGATTTTGACCGCCATTTTCAATGCCTTCAATGTCGTACCGTGCATGTTCGAATTCAATTACGTGATTCGTAGTCATTTCTGCGATGTGACGAATGCGAAATTTTATGACATCGTTCGGTCGTGTAGCTCCGCTTGTCCTTTCACTGGTACTCAAAGCCATAACTTCACAGCGAACGCTAGCGATAGGGGACAGAACCTCGACATTAGCCTCGCCGAAAGAATCTAGCGTCATGCCTTTCGCCTTTACGCATAAGAAGTCTGTAAGTTTTCCCGCAGCGATCATTAGTAACGTCCGTAAGTTTTTTCCGATGAAATTAAATTAGTGTAAGCTCTCGTTAGTGAGCTTACCGTACCAGTAACGCTGCTCGATTCACGATTCGCAAACAATTCTGCAACCATCATAAGAATTGCAGTTTTGCTTTTTTGCGGAACCTCTGATGCGTTAGTGTACCCTGCCTCATAAGTTATTATGACAGCATTCTCGCGTTCGTATGTGTCAGGCCAAGCCTCTGCAGAATCTAGTACAACTGCATTTGGAAAAAAATAGTCAAACAAGTAGTATTTGCTGGAACTAAGCGTTTGCAAAGTATTGTCAGAATCATAGTATTGAACTGAAGTAATTGATCGGACTACAGCGCCAGCTAATTCAATTTGCCGAATACCTGGAAAACGTTTTAATGCAACCTGCACAGTTCTTGGCATAAGAAAACGATCGGTAACCTGTTCGTAGTATTCACGAGCAGTCGTAATCGCGTTGTTCAAAAACGTATCGTCGTGTGTGCTTTCGTTATCGACCCGACATTGATCCTTGGCCTCAGTCAATGTGACTGGCTCGGATGAAGGTGCAGTGGTGATTTTGAATTTGGCTGCGTATGGCATAATGAAGGTGAGCGAGGCAGGAATAGCCTACCTCGCTCAATGGTTTATGATTTCTCGCGTATAACAGCTTTTTTGGATACGGCCTTGGATCTTTTGACGGGAACTTCCCGAACCTTGGCCTTCCCAAGTGCTAATAGTTTTTGAGCGTGAATTTCTGCCACTTTGTAGCTTTGTCCTGCATGAAGGTGATTTCCTCCGCAAAGACAGTTACTCGTAGCAATGATTTCTACGCTCCCGCTTATATCCTTACCCATGATTAGCTGGTTACAGCGTCCGTCATTGCAGCAAAGCTTTCAGCTCTGCGAATTAGAACATCGTAGAAAGTAAACGCGTTCAATCTGATTAGGCCAGTAGTGTCATTGGCGTAAGGATTGATCAGCATTTCCATGCCACCCCATTGTCCAACAAGCACGTCAGCAAAGTTACCGAAGATAACTGTTGAGAGGTTTGATCCAGTTCCTTTCGATCCATTCGAAGGAACGAGATTGGTAATACCAGCAGCATAGCCATTCAAAGGTTGTGCTCCAGCCTCGTAAACGAAGATAGCTTCTGAACCAGCCTTTGATGTGGTCTTCAGCTTTCCACGGACCTTCGTGTTGGTCAGGTAAGCAAGGCGTCCAGTATCGGCATTGTCATTAGCAACTTCCGTTTCTAGATCAACTATGTTAGCCCATGTGGGTGCAGCACCGTTAGTTCCGCCAGCAACAGATCCGATGCCAGTGGTGTTTAAAATGCCCTCAGGTATTGGGTCAGAACCAGAACCGTTAATCGCACTGTTATCCATGCGTTGCGCAATTTGAAACGCAAGGTCATCACGTAGCATTGCTTCAACGCTTTCATTTTGTGCTTGAAGAAGCAACTGACGAGAATACTCAGCAAAGACAGGCAAACGCTTAGCGCTCATTGTCTTGGTTGAAAATGTTGGGCTGGATTCGCCAGCAGCAGCATTTTCAGCTTTTTCTACAGCAGCATCATTGGCAGCCATGACTGGAAAATCAACGTTCCCAACCAGTCCGCTCAATTGAGTTGCACCGAGTTGTCCAATCACGAGATTGTTACGCAAACGGTTGATGATAGATCCAACGTTGGTTTGCACCAGTTCCTGGCCTCCAGTAGAAGTGCCAGCGGTCAAGTCGCGTTGCTCTAAATCCTGAGAACCAGAACGAGACATAACGATTTGCGGAACAACAAAGTTGCCCTCGACGCTCAATCCAGCTTCGCGATATTGCTTAACACCTTCCTGATGCATTTCCTTTTCGAGACCTTCGAGACCACGATCCTGCACGAGAGACCTGATGGCCTTCCCGAAGCTGAACTTGTTAAGGTCACGCTGCTCATCTTTGGAAAGCACTTGATCGCTATTGGCATCGCCAGGAATAAAGCGCTCGACGATTTTCTTGTTTTCTAATTCGCGTTGCTCAAGCTCCGCTTTACGGGCTTCTTGCTTGCTAAGAGATTCGAAGTCAGCCTTTAATTCGTTGTAACGGGTTTCCTGTTCTTCCAAGAGAACGCCTTCATTTTTTTCGTCAGCTTCCGAAACAAGGGTACGCTGCTCTTCGATGATTTTGTTTAATCCTTCGCGGATTTCTGTTAGTGATTTCATTTATATTGATTTAATTGTGTTATAAGATCCAATTCTAAGGCAGCACTTTTGCTGCTCCTGCCATTGGGTTTTGTTTTCCGATTTTTCAGAAATTGTTCGTACGATCTGTGCGCAATAGAGGTTGCTGGGTATGCAGGAAACGCGACAGCACTGACCTCTATGAGCTCTACATCCTTTAAGATGCGATAATCGTACTTTTTCTTTTTACCGTCGTCTGCTCTTTCGCTTTCAGCCCATTCAGCATCGCGGGCACGAAAGCCAAAGCTCATGCCGTCGATATTGCCAGCCTTAACATTGGCTAAAAGATCACGCGCTTCGGTCGTGTCAGGCAGACTGATTTCAACGTATAAACCGCTGTCGGTTTCCTCAAGATTTAGTGTCCCTGCCGAGGAACGGCCGATAACGCGTGAAGTGTCGTGATTTATTAAGGCTCTTATGTCCTTTTTGTCAGCAAGGTCACGAGCGAATGCACCTGGCGCTATTCTTTCTTTCCAGCCTCCGAAATCCTCAGAATCTGAATCGAAGACTGCTGCGTAACCTGCTAAAATAGGTTTCCCGTCTGCATCTGCATTTCGCAGTTCTATTTTGCCGACCTGTCTGGTTTCAATTTTTTCAAAATCGAATCGCCTATTTTCAACTGGATAGGGAAACGGGTTATCGTGATTAAAGCTGTTTTGATATTGCATTTTAAATTTCAGATGATTCCTGATTTATTTGTTCAAGTTCGTTTTCGTCGTGGTCGTTGCCACGTGCTTCGTTAACAGATCTTGATTCATCGTCGTCTGCAACTGGAGCCCCAACTGGTGCATGATTCATTGGCTCGATGAAGATTTCGCCGCCCTCGTATGGTGCTAGTCCTTCCTTCACACGGGCCTCGTTTTTGTTAATTATGCCGTTAAGAATTCCAATCTGATATGCGTCATAACGATCTTTCAGTGTCGCTCGTAGCTGTGAATCTAGATTAAATTTGTAATGGAATCCTTGCCTGCGCTGTGCTGGACTAAGCAGTTTGCGATTGAGCTCGCCTTCCCAGCGCACTACCCATGGCATGATGGTGTCAGTTATGTATTCGCGACTTTGCTCTTCGATATTGCTGAAAGTTGCCTTGTCCAGTATACCGACTTTATGAGGCGGGACTCCGAAGATTTTGCAGATCTCGATATTTTGAAATGATCTGGTTTGATCCATTTGCGATTCGCTATTGCTATGACGAACCTGTTTGTAGGAAAGGCCCTCCTCTAATAGCAATGTGCCATAGGCATTAGCCTTCGTCGCATCCGTTGCATCACCCCATTTAGCATTGAGAGAACTTTTGAGGCGCGCGAACGCTTTATCGCTCAACAATTCTCCTGTTTCAAATACGCCGCTCGGTCTCGAACCGTTACTGAAGAAATCAGCAGCGTTATCCTGCAATGCAATAGCAAGACCAATTGAGTTCCTGAGCAAAGAAATAATGTCGCGCCCAGTTATGCCGTCAGGAGCGTTAGATCTGATGTGCAGAATCCTATCGTTAGTATATTCGACATTCTTGATCGTATAAATTAGTTCGCCGTTGGACAGTTTCCAACTAACGTCACGAATATCGCTGACAGGAACCAGCTCGACAGGCCTGTTTACTGCATCGCGGTTAATGATCGCAATTCCGTTTTGCCTCAGTGTAGCCTGTGTTTGAACTGCGTCGAAAAAATCGACGTTCGACATCCAAGGATTCGGATTTAAAGAAACAAGATCATAAAGCGGGTTCGCTGTGACTTTTTCAGTTACACCGTCAATGTAACGGCAAAGATGAATCGGCGTGGTGGACAAAGTATTCGCAACTCTCCGAACGCATGCATAAACAGTTGGAACTCCTAAAACAGTT